CCATCAGCGATGCGTTTCCAGAACTCAATCGTTACACAAAGGTTGCACCTAACGTAGGAGATGTGAAACCAATTAGTCAAGAGCTTGCTGATCAGTGTCACTATAGATTAGAATTAGATGACCGTGGAAACATTGCCTACGACATTGTAGGCATCAAAGGACATGGGGTAGTTGCAATTGATACAAGCCCTTGGCGTGCCTATGAACATATTGAACGATTGGAACATATTTGCCGGATAGTGCTTGCATCAGGAAAATATTGAATGACAGTAGTACCTCAGCTCGGTGATACAGATGTATTCAACAATATAGCCACAGATGATCTTTGGTGTGTAGATAAATTAATTTTGTCAAAGAAGTTAGGATATATCTGCGGCCCTGCAGGAATACTACCTGTACCAGGCAAGTATGTAGTACGCCCTATTGTAAATCTAAAAATGATGGGTGTAGGTGCCACAATACAATATCTAGATTCAGATTCAATTCCAGATGGATACTTTTGGTGCGAGATATTTACAGGACGGCATTTAAGTTTTGACTACAACTGGGGCAAACAAACACTAGCAGTAGAAGGATTCAGAACAGATCCTTCACGTTTAGATAGATTTAGTCGTTGGACAAAGGTTGATGAAGATTTCAAATTGCCAGACATACTGCAAACTGTAGCAGATAGATACGAGTGGTTCAATGTGGAAGTGATAGGTGATAAAGTCATTGAAGTACATTTTAGATACAACGATGATTTTGCCAATCACACTGCTACAACTATTATACCTGTTTGGTGCGATGAGTTTTACTCTAGTCCAGCAGGAGACAGATTAGGATTTATATTAAAGGATAACAAATGAGCAAACAACAATACAATTTAAACACAAAGACAGACTACTTAAATCGTAAGATGTTTCTAGATCCAGCCGGTCCTGTAACCATTCAACGATTTGAAGAAGTAAAATACAATAAGATTGCCAACTTTGAAACTACTGCACGTGGTTTCTTTTGGGTACCTGAAGAAATATCACTGACTAAAGATGCCGGCGATTTTAAAGATGCCAGTGATGCTGTAAAACATATATTCACCAGCAATCTACTACGTCAGACAGCACTTGATAGTTTACAAGGTCGTGGTCCAAGTCAGGTATTTGCTCCGGTAATCAGCTTGCCAGAACTAGAAGCTCTAGTATACAATTGGACATTCTTTGAAACTAACATTCACAGTCGTAGTTACAGTCACATCATTCGAAACATCTATAATGTGCCTAAGGATGTGTTCAATACAATCCATGATACAGAAGAGATTGTTGGCATGGCATCAAGTGTAGGAAAATATTATGACAGGTTACATCAAATTAATTGTTTAAAAGAAACTACACCTCCTTTGAACTATTGGGATGAAACAGCACATGTTAAAGCAATCTGGATGGCTCTACATGCCAGCTATGCGCTAGAAGCTTTCCGATTTATGGTATCATTTGCTACAAGTTTAGCAATGGTAGAAAACAAGATCTTTATTGGCAACGGCAACATCATCAGCCTAATTCTACAAGACGAACTGCTACACAAAGGTTGGACAGCTTTCTTGATCAACCAGGTTATCAAAGAAGATCCTAGATTTGCTTCCATTAAACAAGAGTGCGAACAAGAAGTCTATGAGCTTTACCTAGATGTTATTCGTGAAGAAAAAGCCTGGGCTGACTATTTGTTTAACAAAGGCCCTGTGATCGGTCTTAATGCAAACATTCACAAAGACTTTGTTGATTATACAGCCGCAGGTGCTTTGAAAGACATTGGTATCAAATATCATAACTCTGCACCAAAGAGTACTCCTATTCCGTGGTTCAACAAACACGTTGACACCAGCAAGAAACAGACAGCACTACAAGAAAGTGAAAGCACTAATTATGTTATTGGTGTTATGAGTGATGCTATTGACTACGATGCCTTGCCGGCATTATAATATATTATGTTTAAAGTACAGTTTAAAATTAGAACACCCTATGAGTCCTGGAGTAGTCTAGGTAGCTATGGCACAGAAGCGCAGGCTATATCTGCTGCATTAGCCAAGAAACAAAAAGGTGCTATACTAGTTAGAGTAACTAATACAAAAGGACAGGTTGTCTATTCAAGTTAAAGGAAATAAAATGGAAGTAGTAGTTTGGAGCAAGTATCATTGCCCTTATTGTGATCAAGCCAAGGCGTTATTGAGTCAGCGTGACATACGATTTACAGAAAAGAAAATTGGAGATGGATACACCAAAGAGGAATTGTTAGAAGCAGTTCCCACAGCTCGTTCGGTGCCGCAGATCATTATCAATGGCAATGTCATAGGCGGGTTTACGGAATTGAGAAAATACATAGACGAAACTGGTTTTAACGGAACCGGATACTGATTAGGAAAATAAAATGTTAATTGATAAAGGCGTTACTATTGGTGAAGTTGTTACTCTTAAACTTACCAGCGGAGAGGAAATTGTTGCCAAGCTGGTCGATGACGGCCCTATGTTTTACAAATTGAGCCACCCACAGGTTATAGGCATGGGACCAAAAGGTCCGGGACTAATGCCTTACCTATTCACAGTTAGTCCAGACAAAGAAGTAAAGCTAAGTAAGGGTACAGTTGTGGTAATTGAAGCCACTGACAAGGCCTTTGCAGATCAGTTTATTCAGAGCACCACAGGTATTGCTCTAAGATAAGGAGACCGTTATGCCAGCAGTAGCAAGAGGAGCAGGTACAGACACAGTTGACACTGACCACGGTACCGGCCGTAGATGTAGATCTGCAACCGTACAGACTACCGATGCATGTTCGCCTGATGTTTTTGTCAATGGTATCGGCGTTGTTCGAGAAGGCGATCCTATTATTAAACATCCTCAACCGGGATGCGGGGATCATGCTCCTGGACTAGGGACATTTAGTGCTACAGTTAAAGTAAATGGTTTAGGCCTAGGCCGAGTGGGAGACGAATATCCCGGAGGCCACATTATCAATTCAGGAAGTGAGGATGTAAATGCAGGATAATATTAAAAAGTTTCTTTGGAAAATTCTAGGTTTCTTAAGTCTAGGAATGGCCTACATTGGGTTGATCACTCCTGGTATTCCCTACAGTTGTTTTGTGGTATTTGCCGCCTACTGTTTTGCCAAGGGATCGCCCAAGATGCATGCCTGGCTATACAATCACAAGATATTTGGTCCTTTCCTTACCAATTGGAATGAGCGTAGGGTATTTCCAACCAAAATGAAGTTCTTTATGTTGGCCATGATGAGCTCTAGTTTGGTAATCATGTGGTTGACAAATGTGCCCGCCCGTGGTATAATGTACACAGCGGCCTTTATGTGTCTAGTGGCAATTTGGGCTTGGCGTTTTCCAGGGAGTGTTGAAGAACACGATAAACGCATTGCAGAAGGTCGTAAGATTGGATGGTTTAACAACAGTTTCTAGTCAACGAATTTCTGGGCTAAGGCGTTAAATATATACAGACTCTAAGGAGATGGCTATGAAAAAAGTTTTAGCTGGTTTATTACTTTCTGTGTTAGCAGTTTCTGCTAACGCACAACACCATGGTTGGAGACACGGCTATGGCGGATATTATAGTGGCAACGGTTGGAGTTGGATAGCACCAGCGGTAATCGGAGGTGCTGTAGTTTATGCGGCAACAAGACCGCCTGTGGTCGTACAACAACAGCCCGTTATTGTACAACAACAGCCTGTAGATGTTGTTTACATTGACGGTATTGCTTATAAAAAGCAAATCATGGTCATTAATGGACAATATCAAGAAGTTTTAGTGAGATTATAATTTACACACACAGAAAACATTTAACACAATAGGAAAAAAATGGTAACAGGAAAAGTAAAGTGGTTTAACGACACCAAAGGTTTTGGTTTCATTACTCCCGACGACGGTGGCGCAGATTTATTTGCACACTTTTCACAGATTAATTCGAGTGGCTTCAAGAGCTTACAAGAAGGACAGAGTGTAAGGTTTGAAGTAACTCAAGGTATGAAAGGCGCACAGGCTAGTAACATCCAGCCTGCCTAAAAGAATTGTTGTAATCCCTTCAAAGTGAAGGCATTCTGGACGCGGGTTCGACTCCCGCCAGGTCCACCATAAGGAAGTTTGTGAAATTTTTCAAACATAGTAACGGTAAAGAAAGTATACACCCAGAACATATTCGTCCAGGTTACGAGTATGTTATTAGACCCGACTTTACTAGCTACTGGCGAAAAATTTCCTTATGATGGGCCTGCCATGGTTTCGACAGGGTGAGATAATAGAGACGGCAACACAGTAGGCGATGACTGTAAATCAAGCAAATAAAGTAAATGCAAACGCAGATACATTCGAGTTCAGTGGATTCAACTTCACAGGTAATACCGTTCGCGGTGCTGCCAATGAAGGTAGATTCGCCCTAGCAGCCTAAGAAACTGCAACTCCGGGGTAGTTATACCTTGTAAACCAAAATAGCATAAAATGGCGTCTTTTGGCGCCATTTTATTTGACTTCTACAGTGAAAACACTATATATACTAGCGTGATGATAAAAACATCACACATAACATAGGAAATTAAAATATGAAAAAACTCTTAGCAATTCTAGCTATGGCAACCGCAGGTACCGCATTTGCAGGTTCTTTTACTGTTGAAGGTCAACAGATTGACAGTCTAACATCAGCAAATCAAAAGCAATATAGTTTATCTGTTAAAGAAAATATCACTAAGGATATCGCCGGTGATGTTTCTTTTAGCAACACAACCACTGATGGTACTGGTGCCTTAACTACTCGCTTAGAAGGTGGCCTAACAGGTCTAACTCAACAAGTTGGTCCAGTTATTGGTTATGTTCGTGCAGCCGTTGGTCAGCGTTATTCTAACACGGCAGACTTCAGCTACTACTCAGTTGAGCCAGGTGTGTTGATCCCAATGGGTAACTTCACTGGTAAAATTGGTTACAGATATCGTTCTGCTTTTGATTCAACAGCGAACGGTGATCAAACCAATACATGGCGTGCCGGTCTTTCTTACGCTCTAACTAAGAAAGATACAGTTGGTATTCGTTACGATCAAGTGCGTGGCGACAGCAAGCAAAACATAGTAGCAGTAAACTACACACGCGGTTTCTAATCAACCGTTGTTTATAAAAAGGCCCTTTGGGGCTTTTTTTAATCGTTATTGATTTTACCTATAAGCATTATTAAAATAATTATTGGAAAAAACTATTGACCTAGTGATTTAATAGGATATATAATAGTACAAACACACAAGGAGACACTATGTCTATAACATTGAAAAATTTGGAGTCAGCACTTGCTGGTGAGAGTATGGCTCACATCAAGTATCGCTACTT